ATTTTTGAAATGCTGATAATATGAGATTGTACCCAAAACCCAAACCAAGTGAGAAATCCATTACATTTCCATTAATTCAATAGTTGTAGCGTTAGTGAATGTGACTGAAGTTACTCGTTCATCAATGACTGAAGCACCGGGGGGCATTGACGTTTTATTTGCTGAGTCAGCGTTAATGAAATATTCAGATTCCGCACTTAATCTGATAGCTAAAACTCTATCAAATGTATAAGCGGTACCTGCCGTTGTAGTTACAATTTTAGTGGGTCTAAACCCTTGAATATCAAGCATCCTTTGTCTCCTGTAAATACTAAACATTATTACGTTTCCTTATTAAAAAAAATGGATGACATAAGCCACCCATTTTTAATAACGGTTAATTTAAGCGTTATTAGGCACCAGCTTTACCTTTCAACAGCATATCAGGACGTTTACACATAAACAAGGGATAACTGAATACTTCCAGATCAACAAACGAATCACGCTTGTCATCAGGGATAACCCATGAATAAATGTCTTTACCTAAAGTACCAATGTCATCAAAACGTTCACCGGGAGAATAGGCAACTTCAAAAACGCCATTTCCAACACCTTCAGGAAAGAAACGTACTTTTTCAGCAGTAAGAGCAACTTCGCTATCAGCGTCATCACCAACATATTCTTCCCAAATCACGCCAGCAAAATTAAACTGTTTAAGGTCGTAACCTTCACGTAAGTCTGAAGCCTCTTGCTGATTCAAATATGTCTCACGAACCTCACCATGCGAAATTAACGCATCGAAAAATTCAGGACTACACAATGCCCGGATACCAGTGTAACGTGCGCCTTGTGCGATTTTACGCATAGGACGAATTACTTTTTGTTGCACCATCTTACGAAGCGCACCGGGGGTTGGTGAAGCGTTAGATAAATCAAATGCGATTTCAGTGGCTTCAGTGATACCAAATTCGGTATAGAAGTCATAAATAACACTTGAACCATCAGCATCCAGTACCTTACCTTGAATAGCACCTAAACGATGATTTTCTTTGGTGTAATCCATGTCAGCAATCAAACCATTAGGGCCAGATAAACGACTTGCCAGTTCGCTTTGCAGTTCTTTAACCTGACCTTCAGTGTTGAACTTACGAACAAACTGTAATTCAGAAGCACGAATTGTATCAGACTTTGCAAGACGAACAGTTTCAAAATAACGCATCTTACGTTTTCCAACAGTACCTTGCTCAAGTGGCGCACCACGTTTGGAAGTCTGAATTAACTTCAATACACCTTTACGTTCTTCGATACCGAATAATTCTGTACGAATAGGATTTGGTGTAAACAAATTCAGTTGACCCAAACGCCCCGGATTAGTGGGGATACGTTCAATAGCTTGTGACATTGATGCTAAACTAAAGGCATCATCTTTAAAAATATTCATGAAATCCATGATTTAAACTCCCGTTTAATAATTTAGTTAATAGTTAACGTTTAAGTTAACAGTTTATAGCTTCAGTTTATCGAGCAACAATACCCAACGCAAGTAAATCAGCAGTACCATTGAGAATGTCAGTGGCATCTTGAGTTGATTCCCAAACGATTTCACTTACATTGACTTCAGCATCACGAACAATAACAACACCATCAGCATCAGCACTGGAAGCATCAACAGCATCTAACAAGATACCTGTAGCTGTTTCAGAACCATCACTAGCGTCATCATCAAATTCAACCAACTTGCCTGCAATTGTGGCTACAACAGCACCAGCAACAAGGTTTTGACCAGAAGTAACAACGGCAGATTCACGTGAACGTGATCCGTTAGCTTCGCTTACAATAAACTCACCTGAATGAGTTCCTTCGGTAGCAAATAAAGGCATGATTTTTTCTCCAAATTTAAAATTTATTTATACAGCTTCATATAAGTAATAATTACTTAACGAAAGCATTATCCCAACTATCCTGAATTTTCTGTTCAGCACTTTTAAGAGTGTCAACATTTTCAGTATTAGAAACATTGTTTGTTGGGTTTGCTGTGAGTACCAAAAGGTTCTCACGAACATCATCAATGCTCATTTTAGCTTCAATAAATTTTTGTGATGCGTTCGGTTTCCCTGCAACTTCACACAATGCCTCAATTGATGCTTTGTAAGCGTTTTCAGCTTCTTGCTCGGCAACTTCAGCACTAGCTAAATCAACGGGATTATCCGTATCTTCATCAACGCTTTCAGTTGTATCAACAGTTTCGTTAGTATCTTCGATACCCTCGGAACCTTCTTGATTCTTTTCAACAGTGTTTTCACCTGACATTTTAACATCCTTCTTATCTAACGTTTGTTCTTCGTCAAACAGTGATTGAAGAACATCATCGAAAGTACCTAACTTATGAGCAAAACCAGCTTCAATAGCTTTCTTGCCGTGAAAAGTACCTGCTTGTGTTGCCCTAACGTCTGCAATGTTCATGCCTAAGTTTCGTGCAACGGTTTCTGTAAACAAATCATATAACCGGGTAACTTCAGACTGAAAATCTGTACGAGCTTCATCAGTCAAAGGTTCAGCAGGATTTCCAAATACTTTTTTATCCCCTGCGTAAATATATTCTACCTTAATCCCTTGTTTTTCCAAATATTTTGAATGATCTTCATGATATGATACTACACCAACGGAACCAACACCACCCGTTCTACTAATCCATATTTCTTCAAAAGCAGAGGCGATACCGAACCCGGCAGAATATGCCATGTCATCTACAACAGCAATCAGTTTAGTTCCCTTACCCCGGCTATTATAAATGAAGTCAGATAAATCCATATTTTGAGAAGCAACGCCACCGGGAGTATCCAACCGGGCAATGATTGTATCAACGTGTTTGTTTTCAAGTAATTCAATCATTTCCAGTTTAATAGCTTCATACGACACCGGGGAACGAGCGCAAGGTACGGACATTTCACGATCAACCAAACTACCTGAAATATCCATGACAGCAATGTTGTCTTGAATAATAACGTCAACACTACTACCAACACCATCATTGCCGTTAGACATTTCTACATTAGCGGTACCCACTTGCAGGTAAGAGTCAATTAATGCCTTACCTAATAGTGGATGAACAAATAACGGTTTACTTGTCTTACTATATAGCTCTGATAAAAAATCATTTCGTGGATTACCCTGAAATAATCTACGAAGTTTTGTTATCGGATTCATTTTTCTTTTCCTCAATTTCAATTAAACCTAAATCTTTTTCACGTTTATTATCTTCAGCCCTTTGACGATCAATTTCTTCAACGGATTCTGAAGCGGTACTATCAATCACTTTTTGACGTGATGTTAGACCGTTATCAATCTCAGTAACCTTAGCCTGAACATCTTGAACAGGATGAATATGCTTCCACGCTTGAGGTCTATGTTTACAACGTAAGCGATTAAATTTATTACCATTATCTTTAGGTGCTTTCAATATACCGCTAAGAATAGCACGATCAATAAACTCATTCCACATTCTACGACAAATTTGAGCAATCACATATAATTCCTGAACCTGTTCAACTTCTCTGTGATACTGATTCATGATAGCTCGCCATATCCGATCATTGATTAATGTATAATCACCTGTCATCAATTGATACGGAATATCCCAACCAGCCGAAATACCTAAAAGCTGGTGCCATTGGAAATCTTTGTAACCACGACCTGAATCATCACCGTCAAATAATGTAATGTCCTCACCAGCCAGTAATGAAGGGAACATGCCCGGTTCGAGTTCGACCATCGGATTATCGTTTTCATCTTCTTTTAATGAGTTCCCTGTCATTGGATCATATTTAAAATCTTCTTCAGAATATTCAGGTCTACGGATAATACCCGTATAATTAGCTCGTGATTCTTTACGACCTAACTCAGCATCATCATATTTATCATAAATAAATGACCTAACGGCAGATTGAACCCCTTGAGGTTCACCACGTAATTGACCGGGACGGTTCGGGATAAAATGATGAATAACATCTTCAACTTTTATCCGAACTAACTCCTGAGAATTTACAACACTCCATTCATCGGGAGTGGTGCGATACATCCAGTAAGCAATAGGTTTACCATAGTCGTTAACTTCAACACCTGATTTAATACGATTTGATTTACCGTCATCCCTGTTGTACCAAGTAGGACACATATTAGATTCGACAACTTGAAATTGTACCGGGACGGGAATATTGCGATCAGAACGTTTACGATGTATCAGGATAAAACTTTCACCTGATTCTTTTCTTGCCCGGACTGCTTGTGCTTGAATACCATACGCACCCAAAAACCCCGTAATATCAGCGTGAGGATGGTAATCTTGATATAAATCTAAAGCATTTTTATTAAATTCATCATCATCAGTTGTGGGTCTTGGGATGATCCCGGTACCTACTTCACTGGCAACATCAGCCTTTAATGCTCTTGAAATCCAAGGATTATTGCGTATTGACGCTTGCTGTCGTCTACGCAACATATCCAGTTCAGTTGTAACAGCAAGTGTTGGTGATAGGCTTGGAGCATCCCAAGAGCCTAAACGTCTACCTGTAGAGCTTGCTTCATAAGCACGTTGTTCAGCAGATTTATGCCCGTTAATAGTTACGGAAGAACTTGCCTTATGGGGTTTTGCTGAAAACTTTTTAATTCGATTATTACGTCTGCTCATAAACCTTTTCTCGTTTTGGATAAATAACTTTTAGGTCGTTTAATGGTCGATGCTCTATTAAGTTCTTCCTGAATAGCTTGTTTAGCTTTCAACATCTGTTCAATGGAATGATACTCAATTTCACGCTGTCCTAATCTAACTCTACGTTTACCTGAAGCTAACGCTGAGTTTAAATTGTCCAAATCTGTTTGTGTAAATGCCATTGCTTTATCTCATTTTCATTCGTACTCTGTTACGAGCAGGGATAGTCTTTCTGGTAGATTTATCGCCATTATCCAAATCACTAACTTCAGAATTATTATCCCAAGTATCAGCCCATGATGGAGGTGATTCCCAGTTTAATTCTTTTTTCCAATAAGAATCCATCTTTATTAGATACCCTGCTTTTGAATAACATAGCAAATCAAAAGATTCATTTCGAGCCTGACCGGGATTTTCCCAACCTTTTTCAGTTCGGTTCTCAGCTACAATTTCAGCGAAAAACCAAGGCTTTAACCATTCTGGAAAGTGAATGTAATCAGAACCAATCTTATCACGTTTCAAATTTGATGCAACAGCATCCTTTAACATGGTAGTATTTAATAACCATAATGGCAACTTTCCCGTTACTTTCGCCTTACGTGCTGTCTTGCTTGACTTATCCAAGATTGATTTACTGACCATAGGTTTATTAACGGTAGGTCTTGGACGCTCACCTTTAACCAGATTAAAACGGTCATGTAAGTTTATGGATTTAATGTGCTTCCAGAAGTGATAAGCGTTCTCTGTAACGCCCTCTTTACCACCTGAGTCACATACTGTCATGATAATACCCATATCCCTACCTGAACCATCAGCTAACGGATAACGTAACTGTATGACACGTTTAATCAACACTAACCAGTCCTCTTTAAACCCGGCAGGGTCGATGACTGACATTTCACCGTGACTCTCTCTATCTGAGATTGCAATGTCAAAACGATCAATGATCCACATTTCCAAATCAACACCATACCCTTGAACTTGAACAACAAACCTTGATGCTTGTACGTCAATACTGGCTATCAGAAATCTAACGTCATCATTAATCATTCGTTTAGGAAGTTCTTCAGAACGTGCCTGAAGTTCATCAGCAGTCATTTTTTCACTGGCACCAACCGGAACATAAGGTATCCCCTGATCAGTGTTACGAGTGGCTTTTAATTTTTCTTCCTCCCCGGTTCTATGAAAATGAAGCAACGCATTAAACTCTTTTTCCAACAATGATTCCCAAGTTTGAAATTTTGCACATACCCCGGATAACCAAAAACTTGCAATAGAATTTTCCTGATCAGTTTCCGGTTTCCAAAAACCTTTAATATTCATTTCATTTTTATGTCTATGTTCCAGTATCGAACCACAATGGGGGCAAGCTATACTCGAAAACTCTTTTGAGGTGTGCTTGGTACCGTTTTTGTTCAAAATCTCGATCAATTCTCTCTGTTCAGGTAGGTTGAACAAATCTAATCCGGGACGTAAATAAAAAGGATCGTCACACTCCGGGCATGTCCAATTCCATAATCGTTTATCACCAGTGTTATAAATACCAAGGATACCGCCAACGGGAGGCGCATCATGTTCAGTCTTTGGTTTCCATGATGGTTCTGTGAAATCTCTACCGGGAGAAGATTCAACAGCGCACATACCACCCGACATAAAAGTTTGATTACGTTTCAATGCTAACGTGTAAACATCCCCCTCCCCCGTATCGTCAGGCATACGATCATAATCACTGACAAAGCTATATTTATAGTCTTGTGCGCTGAGTTGTGTAGGTGATGGATACGCCATAATTAAAGCAGTACCGTTCCTGAAGTATTTACCCATGATATTATCATCGTGAGCAATGGGAGACATTTGAGCTTTCAAATTAGGACTATTATTTATCATCCGGGAAACACGTAATCGAGAATAACGTCTTACTGCTTCCTCTGTCATGTGAACGACAATAGCATCTGAAGGATCGGTACTGATAATATAACCAATACCTCCGTCAATTAGCCCCTGCGTTTTTCCGGTTCTGGCTGGCCCCACAAATATAACAGAATGATGCTTTCTGCTCGTGAGTAAATTCATAGGCTCTTTCATGTAAGGGGTTGTGTCGCCTGACCATGCTCCTGCATAACCTCCGGGAGTGGCAATCTGTACGTTTTCTTCTACCGCTTGGACAACGCTAATCCTGTTCCGGGGTTTAAAGATTTGTCCTAAATCGTTAACAATACTTGAAGTTTCTATAAATGACATAATTATAATTCCCAAGTTTGTAAAGAATTAATTTCATCAACAGCCGGGGCAATGTCTGATAAATCTATTGCTAACTGTTCTCGTGACTTATCCATGACGTTAATTACTTTTTCAATATCCCCGGAACCTATAATTCCATCCCGTTCTAATAAATCCGGGAGAGTATCCATAACTAACGCTATTTTTTTAAAAGCATCAGCGATTGTACGTTCAACATCTTGAGCCACCATGAGTTTACCGGATTCAACTTCATTTTTATATTGCTTCAATTGAGCAGATTGCCGTAAATCTTCAGCTTTATAATAATTTATACGCTGTAAAGGATTCATCTGTTCAGGGTCATCTATAATTTCATCTTCAGGTTCCGGGTTATTGATTTTATATTGTTGATTTTTATATTTCTCTACCATCATTGATTCACGAGTCTCAATGATTTTAGCCACATCTTTAATATCATAAATCAATGCTCTGCCTTCTTTTTCAACAGGTAAAATACCCCCGATCATCTTCCTTAATGTAGGTTTTTCAATGTCGAACGCTAGGGATAACATATTGATATTAAATAAAAATTTCTTAGGACGGGTCATTATAATTTAGCCTCTTGCTGTATGTATAATTAGCATAATTATACATATTTCTACATAATTATCAATAGGTTATAAAAGAATGGCTTTGAAAAAAACCCAAAAATTTCAGAATA